AGTGAGTGATGGATGTAGTTCCCTGCACATGTACATATGACTGCGAGTTTATACAGCTTCCTGATGTACCGGCCTTAACCGACGAGGAGTTTTATAAGATACGTGGCTTTGCATGGAGAGCCGTTGGTGTATCTTATGTGCATCTTCTTACCAACTTTAGGAATGAAAAGTACAGCATTGAACTCACCGGTGATGAGGGCTGTTCAGTAGCAGAAGTAGGTGAATACCTTGTCTACAACAAGAACTTGAGACGGGTTGACATCCTGACTCCTGAACAATTCCAACAGTGTTGCACTGTTAAGGAGAATAAAGATGCTCAAGATAAAATATAATCCTGAGTGGCACGATGACCCAAAGAACTGGTACGCTATAAAGTACAGTGACGAGCAGTTCTCTGAACTGTCCAAGGTCTGGTCTGACCTAGGCCTTGAACTTCTTGTTCATAAGCAAGATGTTGACCCTATGATTGATATCATACAGAGAGGTGAGGATGACCGCATCGTGTTCGCCGAGACAATTGGCGCTGGTGAATGGTTCATCTTCGACCCTATGCTCAAGGACGAATGGTTCATTGCTACGGACTTGGAATTTGCAGCAGCGTTTGTTGCTGTAGAGGAGGAGCCTAAAGATGATCAAGGTAATGTACAATCCTAAGTGGTGTGAAGACCTTGACATCCTGCTCTTCCTAACTTATAAGCAGTATGTTAAATTCTTTAAGGAGGTGATTGTGTAGTGATTAGATATGAATTGAAGATACCTGCCATCGTTACATATAGAGACAAGGGTATTGTCGATGTGCAACTTCGGTCTGGTATCAAGGTTACTTTGAAGGAAGACGACTTCGTTCGTTGCTTCAAAGTTATGAAGGATATCTCAACTGTAGAGGACTAATGCTTGACTACACCACAATGGCTTCTTGCTTTGAATCAGTTTCTCAATGCTTTGTTTGGAGGTAACTCATACACGACTCTGTCTACTCGTGCGTACATGGCACGTAGAGATGGTGGATGGAAGTGGCCCGCAAACATTCTTGATACTCTGATGTTCTGGCATAAGAAGTATGGAGGACATTGTAAGTATGCGTACTGGACTGACATGTGCAGATGGTATAACTTGCATGTGTCCGAAGGCAAAGAACTTGGTAAAGTCAACGTACCACAAACCGACGAGTGGGTGTAATATGAATAAGCTTGAGCCGATGACTGTTGTGAAGCATTTCAAGAACAATCAGTATCTCGTACTTGGTGTTGCTAAAGATGCAAATCTTGACACAAACGAGTTCGTTGTTTATCGTTCCCTTTATGGAGATCGCAAGCTGTTCGTTAGACCTGTCGCTGAGTTCTTGTCTGATGTAGATAAGGAGAAGTATCCTGATGTGCAACAGAAGGAACGGTTTGAGTACGTAGCTCCTCTCAAAGATATCCTAGCAGCGAAGGCAAATGCATAGTGCTTAACTTTTGCAAGGTGGGGTAGCTAAGGTTACCTCACCTATTACAGGAGTAGTTATGAAAGCAGACGTAATTCTTAGGTTGGAAACAAGAAGCGAACCTGTCGTAGAAGAAATAGCCTACGTTCATGCTGTTATCTTGGGTCGTTCTGGTCTTGAAGAGTTTAATAAACTTGAACAGACAGACTGGGTGCGATATACTATTCAAACTGTGGAGGCGATAGAATGAAAGTATATCTTGTGCAGTGTGACATAGGTGGTTGGGGTCATTGGAGTACTATGGCTGTATGTGACTCTAAGGACACTGCTGAGAAGTGGCTTAAAGCAAACATGCAGAGACTCCTTGACTTATATAAGAATACCACATATACCGACGAGGATAGCTTTGATATAGATGAAGTAGAATTCATAACTGCTGATAAGGTGAACTAATCCATGTGTATAACCCCGATACAGAATGCAACGACACGAAGGTAGTTGGTGTGTTCAAAGAAAGAGTACACTTTAAAGACAACATTAGGAAAGCCATTGAGGAAACTCTTGGCATTACCTTTGAACTTCAAGCCTGTGAGTATACGAATGATTAAGAAATTCATTGGGACTATCTGGCGGTGTGTGGCTAATGTGTACTGGGGTATGATGGTTGTGTTTAACCTTCCTCTCTTTCTCGTGGACATTGCTATCCGCGTAAAGACTAGCACGATGGAAGACATACAGCGTACTATCCAGCTGCTTGAACAAAACATTCAAGACATTGCAAAGGCAGGTATCTAATATGGATTATCCTAGCTCGCTCAGCGTGTTCGGTCACGACGTAAGCGTAAAAGTTTTCAGTGACCCTATCGAGGTAGTGGAGGGCGGTCAGCAGACTGATGTTGTGCTTGCACAATATGATCCTCAGACGACTACCATTTCTCTGATGCATGTCCCGGACAAGCCGGGCATCGGTGGCAGTAACTTCGTTCATGAAGTTATCGAAGCCATTGATGTGCACGGAGACTTGAAGTTGAACCATACACAAATTTCCACACTGGCGTCTGGTTTGTATCAGGCGTTTGTGTCTGGGGAGGTAAACTTTGGACGAGCCAGTTATGAAACTGTGCCCGCTGGAAAACGGGAGTACATGCCAAGTATGTTCCAGTAAACATCTTGACATATACAAAACGATGAGCGGGATGTTCTTTGTTAAATGTTTTGGTTGTGGTTATGAATCTCCTCTTGTGGATACTGCTCAGCTGGCTAAGGTTATCTGGTTGCCTTAACAGAGGTAGTGTTCATATGTGAGATCTATAAAATCAACCTATAACAAGACAAGGTTTGCTTCTAAGTTTGAAGCAGAACTTGCTAAAAAGTTCGACGAGCTTGGTATCAAGTGGGAGTATGAACCTTGTCGTATTCCTTGGCAGCCCGCTGTACGATATTATAAACCTGACTTTAAGGTTACACTTCCAGACGGTGAGGAGTTCTTTGTCGAAGCAAAGGGATACTTTGATCCCTCTATGCGAAGTAAGATGGCTCAGATTCGTGAGCAACATCCAGACTTAGATATACGCTTCGTCTTCATGCTTGAAGATAAAGTTATCTCTCGGTCTACAAAGAACCCCACCACGTACAAAACGTGGGCTAAACGACACGGCTACTCGTGTTGGAAGCCTGATACCTTAGCTGAGAGTAATAGTACTAATGTCGAACGAAAGACTGATAGAACAGGCAAACATGGAAGCACTCGAAGAAGTAAAGGAAGCCATCAAGGACGCGCATAAACGTCACCCTGAGACGCATCCGTCTATCGAGCATTCTGCTTGGATTCTCAAAGAAGAGATGGCCGAGCTGAAACATGAGCTTTACAAACCGGAGAGATGGCGTGACACTACTGCGATTTGTGAAGAAGCCTGTCAGGTTGCTGCTTCTGCTATCCGCCTGATTGCTGATATGAAAGTCCGTAAGATGGAAGGATATAAGGAGCACGAACATTACCGTCACGCAGCATAAGCTGAGGTAATCTATGGGAGTCATGTGTTGGCTCAAAGATCACAACTGGGAAAGCACTGAAGTGTGGACTGGCACTGCGTATGACATCATCCGTATTGAAGTCGAACAGTTCAAGTGCTCTCGTTGTGGTAAGACAAAGAAGTCTGTCCGAGTGTTTGGTAAGTTGAGTAAGAAAGTAGCAGAAGATATTGTTGACAATTCCACAGGAGTGGTTAATGATAGATATGTGAAAGAAACTTCACCTAATGAAGTTATTACTCTTACCGATACAAAGGAAGACAAATGCAAGAAGGCAGCGTAAAAGCATATAGTACCGCTCTTCTTTATGCACTGACAGCTAACGGAAAGACAATGACGTGGCAAGCGCATGTATATGAGAACGAGAATGGTACAGCTAGCATACTTATCCAGTCTGGTTATGAAGGCGGTACTCTTAAGGAGACTACTCGTACCTACGACTGCGGTAAGAATGCTGGCAAGAAGAATGCTACGACTGCGCTACAACAAGCTGTAAATGAAACTAAGTCTAGGTTCAAGAAGCAGCTTGATAAGGGATACAGGGAGAGCAAGGCTGAGTTGTCCGCTCTCCCTATTCGTCCTATGCTAGCTCAGTCTTATACAGAACATCAAAACAAAGTTAATGACAACACGATCTATATCTGTCAGCCCAAGCTCAACGGTGTACGCTGCACGTGTCAAAGACATGGTGACAAGCTGACCTTCCTGTCAAGAACAGGTAAGTCATACGATGTCTTGCAGCGCCATAAAAAGCTCTGCAAAGAGCTGCTTGAAGTTATGCCTGATGGGTGTGTATGGGACGGTGAGATATACTGCCACGGTATGCCCCTGCAAGATATAGTGTCTGCTGTTAAAGCATACAGTCCTGCTACAAACAAGTTGCAGTACTGGGTATACGACACCATCAGCGAAGAGCTCCAGTTTGAACGCATTGCACGCTACCGTGCTTTGCTCGCAGATAAAGATCTTAAAAAAGTTGTGGCTTGCCCTATTGACTATATCAAAGGAATAGTTAATATAAAGAAGAAACAGAAAGAATATCTTGCAGAAGGATACGAAGGACTGATGCTGCGTAACTACAGTGCTAAGTATCGGCAAGGTATTAGATCTTATGATCTTCTGAAGTATAA